CCGGGTCAGCATCACAATCATTTAACTATGAACATGATGATATTAGAATGGACATAACCAATATGGTATCATTATGGATTAGTGGTTCTTTACCAAATAATGGTTTGATAGTTCATCATGGACTTACCAACGAATCCGATGATTTAGATTATGGTGTATTAAAGTTTTTCTCAAAAGAAACAAATACTATATACGAACCAAAATTAGAATTAGTTTGGAATGACCAATTGTTTATAACAGGAAGTTTAACACAAGTAACCGGTACAGTTTCCGATGACGATTATAAAGTTGTTCTTCAAAATTTAAAGAACGAATATCCTCAAAACCAAAAAGTAAAAATTAGAGTTAAAGGTAGAGATATGTTTCCACTAAAATCTTTTGGAACAACATTTGCATACGACCAAACTAAATATTTACCAAGAACTACATACTATCAATTGGAAGACTATAAAACGGATGAAGTTATATTTCCATTTGGTGATTATACAAAAGTTAGTTGTGATTCTAAATCTAATTACTTTATAATGGATTTAAATACATTACCAATAAATAGAACTTACCTTTTGAAATTGAAAATAGTAGAAAATGGTATATCTACAATAATAGATGATAAATTAATATTTGAAATAGTTTAAGTAAATGACCAGTTTAGAAGCAATATCAATTAAATTGCAAGAAGAAAAAGATAAAAGAATCGAAACTATCCTTAAAGTTTCGGGGTCATCGGCTATTGTCAAAAATGAATATGGTGTTAATATTGTTGATGAAAATGTCGCATCTTCATTGGTATTTAAAGGATTAACAAAAGACAAATACGATACCGAAGAATTAATTAAGGCAGTTGATGTTACGGTCATTGAATTACTACCAAACATACCGGCAACTAATTTAGATTTAGTTCCTAGGCCTGTATATAATGCTGAACTTACAACTTCATTGGATTTAAGAAAACAGGTTGCAGCATTAAATGTTACCGTTGCAACATTAAATACTACAATATCGGATTTACAGGCACAAGTTCAATTTGAAATTAATAATAGATTAACCATTGAACAAACCAATGATTTATTAGTAAATCAAATAGAAACTTTAACTTCTACAATTGAAGATTTTGCATCACAAATTGCAACGTCATTACAAAAGTCGGTTGATGAAAGTATTTTGAGAGCATCATTACAATCACAAAAGACTGGATTTAAAGCACAGATAGAGGCATTAATTCAACAAATAAATTCATTAAATGCAATCATTGAAGGTCTACAAGCTCAATTGGGTGCAGTAAGACAACAAAAAGATTTAGAACAAACTACACAAGCACAAGGTGGAACTATAATAAATAAAATAGTAAATGTAAACTTCACACCGAAGGGTTCACCTACCGATTCAACTATGGCATTTAAGATTAAAAACGCAAGAGATAAAGCAAATCAATGGGTTAGAGGTGAGAGTTTGAAATTAATAAATAATGATTTAGAACCAGTTGATATTACAATCAACGCAACATATGACCAAGGCCAAAGATGGTTTAGTATACCAAAATCATCATTCAAAATGTCACCCGGTGCAACCGAAGAAATTACATTCCTTGCAAATATACCAGGTATTTCATTTGATAAGAGAGATAACACCGTCTTTTACAATTCTGCATTGACTATAACTGTAAAAAGAGCAGATGGGACATCAGAGACTAAGTCATTCAAACATGCATTAAAAGTTGCTCATCCAAAGAGTTATGATGGATTTTAAAATAAATAAATAATGAGTATTACAAAATATACAAATATAGAGGATATAAATAATAAATCATCCAATGAGGGTAAATTTATCCAACCAGATGATTTATTTATAGTTTCAAAAAACGAAATTGAAAAAACCGATTTTGGTATTGGCAAGTATGATGTTATGGAAGTTTCGGTATACGACATCAATAATAATTTATTACCACAAAAGTCTGGAAACAAAGTTGCGTATATAAAAAAAGGTGATATACAAAATTATTTATACAACATAACAAATAAAACAGGTCAAAAAGAACTGGCTATCAATGTTGAAAAACTTTTAAATGAATTAGGATTTACAAATGGTATATTAAAAGTTAATATAAATTTTGTTAGAAATAGAGTTGGTAGTGACAATGAATTGACAAGAGTATGGATACAAGAAGTTTCTCCATCAAGAGAAGAAATTCGTATAATACCTTTAAAAACAAAAGATACAAATATCAATTCAATAAACAATAATCAATTTAAAAATTTAAAAAGTTTAAATAAAGAATTTTTATATTATAAAGATTCAATTTTAAATTCAATACTTTCTTTTGATAATACATTTTTAACAAAGATAGATTCTTATTTAGAAACAAAATATGGAAAGGATTTTTTCAATACATTAAAAATTGATTTTGGTTTAAGTAATTTTGCAAATTTTAGAACAAAAATATTTGAAGATTTTAAGACGGCTGTAACATATTATTTAAATAATAAAAATTACAATATAAACGAATCTAATTTTGGAAAACCATCTGAATTAAGATTTGAAGATTATGAAATTTATGATTTCGATATGATGTTAACCGAAATTCAGAAGATATTAAATAATTGTATAGATATACATTCAAAAATATTAAAAAGAAGAGATATTACTATAACAACATTACCAAAAGAATTTTCAATAGTAGAATTACAAAAACAAATACAGGATAATTTAAATTCATTCAATACATATTCGGAAACTAAAAGAAATGTATATTCGCCGGATGGAACTATTACTATATTTAACGATGCAACAAGTTCATTTGTTGAACCAACATACCCAGCAAGAGGAACACTATTAAATACATTTTGTAAAGGTTACAATCAATATGGAAAGTATGCGGATGGCAATGGTGGTTCGTATGAACAATTGATTGAAACAAATTCAGCAATATGTGGTTACACTGCACCTCCAAGTGGTGGTGGAACTGGCGGCCCTTCCGGTGGTGGAGGTGGTGGTGGGTATATCGGTAATGACCCAAATGATGGTAGAGAACAAACGGATAGTGGAATGGGTAGAGCAGAAAATATTAGATAAAAAATATTTATAAAAAACAATAGATGTCAATAAGATACAATAGACAATATAAAGAAGATACGGATATCACAGGCCCTCTTGGGCCCGGATTAAATGAGACAACTAATTATTTGGATAATGACATTTATTTAGGTGGAGGGGCCGGTGGTTCTTATATACCTCCCACACCACCACCGTCTAATGACCCGGTGCCACAAACACCGGCCGAACCTGTACCACAATCAGACCCATTAATAAATTATGAAATTGCATTAAGTTCAAATTTAGAAAATGAAGTAGGTGATAAGATAAAATTAAAATATGAAATCACATCGGATAACAATATATTAGATAGTGATGATATACTTTTAGCGGATGGTAATACCGATGGTAAATCGCTTTTAAAATCTATTCTAAAAAGTTCGGTCATAAATATTTTTTTAGAAAATACATTAACTCCGAATTATAGTATAAAAAAAATATACTATACAAATAGACAAAACGCTGCAAATTATCCAGTAGATTATAGTAAATGGTCTGTTGGTGATACTCACATTGGTGCACAGTCTTCCGAATTATTAAGTGGTGGTATGGCAGTTGCTGTAATTTTAGAAAAGGAAATTAATGCTGCGAAACCATCTATAACATTAGACTCTACCACATATACAAAACAAATAAAAGAATCGGACACCGATAGTATTGTAAATATAAAGTTTACTACAACGGATTGTGATTTTGTTGACTTTTATACATCGGTTACTAATAAAATCAGAGTAAATGCTACAAATGGGTTTATAACATTATCATTTAAAAATGATTTTGGTGGAGTTTATGGTAGTAAAAAAATAATTGCAGTACCGGCTAGTGATTTATATGGTACAGGAGATAAAAGTGAGATTATTGTAAATTTTGTTTCTATAAATGATTTTCCTTCAATTACTGAAATAAAATATACCGATTCAATTGTTGTACCTGCTTTTTCCGATTTATCAATTGAATATGAGGTTTCATATACTACATTTTCAACATCACATGTCGATGTTGATTTGGTATTAAAAGATAATAGTAAGATATCTTTATTTAAAAAATTAGCAGCAAATGGTTCATTTAAAATTAACTTAAAAGAACTTGCAAATAAGTTTTCTGGATGGAATGGTAGTAAGAGTGTTGCATTAATATTGAAACCAATCAATACAGCCGGGTCTAATGAATTAATTGGAAACGAATATGAAATCCAGACTAATATATCATATCCGGCAATACAATTGGATGAAACTATTATTAAAAAATCTTTATTTGACGCATTTTTAGAAAATATTAAATTTAGTGAACCAGAAAAAGAAAGTAAATATTTAACACACCTTTCAAACTTTGGTAATGATGAACAAATATTAGTATCATCATGGGAAGAGGATAATTTTACACTATCGGATAAAACTACGGATGAATTAGGAAATACTGTAATAACAAAAGAAGTACCATCTTTAATATTAAAATTATATTCTCCACTTCCTGCAAGTATAAGTGAAAATTCTACATTTTGGATTACTAAATTATTAACGAATCCATTGATTGAAACGGTTGTATTAACTGAACAATCTAATTTAAGTTGTCCTCCAATTAAAGGGCCTAATTTTAGTATAGAAGTTGATTTTGTACAAGGTAAGTCTACTGGATATGAATCGTTGGATGATTTGATATTAAGTGCGTCAGTATCGTCATCTGCACAATTAGTTGCATCATATTTAAGTTCGTCATTAGTAAATACGGATGATTTAAATATACAATACGCAAACGATTCTACTTATTTGTGGAATAATTTTACACATTTTAGTTCTGCAAAGGAAAGAGTTGATAATTTTGTATATAAAGTACAATTAATAGAGGTATATGAGGATGCTATAAAAAATGCACAAACGGCATCGTGGAATAATACACTACAATCTAAACAAGAAATAGAAAGACAGAGTATTAAGAAACAACAATTGATACAAGGATTTGATGGGTTTGAACAATTCTTATTTACATCATCATCGGTACACACCACAAATAATGCTACATCTATAACTTGGCCTTATAATGGAACGGATAGAATCTTAACTACATCTCCATTAATTACAAACACAAATGGAACGGGTTGGTATGATAATATTATAGAATTAGCAGAGTCATTTGATATAGAAAATCCAAATTGGATTCAAAATAATATTCCACAATATATTGTAAATAACGAAGAAAATAGTAATTTTTTATTATTTTTCTCAATGATAGGTCATCATTTTGATAACATATATTTTTATACAAAAGCTTTAGAAAGAACCAGACAATTGGGATATAAATCAACCGATGGAATTTCTGATAAATTATTATTTGATACATTAAAATCATTTGATTGGGATGCAAAGAATTTATCATCGGATTCTCAATTATGGAATTATGTCTTTGGTATGGATTCAAATGGTAAAAAAACTGAAACCAATCCTGCAAAACAAAGAACATATGAAGTTTGGAGAAGAATTGTAAATAACTTACCTTACTTATTAAAACACAAAGGAACTAGGAGAGGTATCTACGCAATTATGGCTTGTTATGGCATTCCATCATCAAATCTTTCAATTTTAGAATTTGGTGGGCCTGAAGTTGGTGATTCTTCTAAAAGTAAATTGGTTTATGATAATATAACAACTGCACTTAAAATGAATATGAATTCGGCAGTTGAAATTATATGGGGGCAAACGAATACAAATAGTGTACCAAATACAATAGAATTTTTTGTAAAACCAAAGGAAAGTACAAATTATACATTAATATCAGGAAGTGATTGGAATGTCTCATTAACTGCATCTTTATCGGATGAAAGATTCGGACAAGTCGCATTTAACTATAATACAACCAACGTATTATCATCATCAATATTACCGATATATAATGGTGAATTCTTTGGTATATCGGTTAGTAGTGGTTCGGGGGGATTAAAGTTAGATGTTCGTCAGGCAAATAAAGAAAGAACTATATTTGAAGAATCAATAACCGCATCTGCTGCAAATAATTGGAACAATGGAAATAGTATCAAATTAGGTGGAAACTTTGTTGGTAGTGTAGATGAATTCCGTTTATGGTCTAGTCAATTGGACACTCAAAGATTTTATGAACACGTATCGTTCCCTGAAATGATTAATGGTAACGGAATATCTGGTTCAACGGATGAATTGCATTTTAGATTGGATTTTGAATATCCTAAAAATTTGGCGGTTACAACATCATTAGTAAATGTCGATACTAACATATATTATCCAACGGTTCAATTAAATCCATCAACTTCAATACAACTTACAAGAAATATATTGGAAGAAACTGGTTCGATAAATTTAGATGCAATTAAATCATTAAACACATTTACAATATTCAGTGCATCTGCAACAGGATTCACATCAATTGCAACTTATCCACATAATTTTGAAGTAATAGATAGAAGTGTTGTATTGGAAATTCCTGATTTGGGTTCTGGTAGATATTCTACAAATAAAGTTAGATTTGAATCACAAACCGATTTTGCCGGAAACGATGTAAGTGGTGGTGTTGATTTATCAGTTAAAAATAGAGTAACAAAAAAAGCATTTGACCAATCACCAACGGATTCTAATAGAGTTGGTTTATTTTTCTCTCCTACAAAAGAATTGAATATTGATATTGCAAAATCTTTGGGTGGATTGAATTTAGATAACTATATCGGTGACCCAGGTGATAGAACAAAATCAAATTATACATCTTTGGATAATTTAAGACATTATTATTTTCAAAGATTTGATGGTAGAGATATTTACGCATACATTAACTTAATTAAACTATATGAGAAATCAATGTTTGAAGATATTAAGAAGATGTTACCTGCAAGAGTTAAAGCAACTACCGGATTATTAATTGAACCACATATTTTAGAAAGAAGTAAGATTGCACAAAAAGAGCCAACGGGTGATGAGTATCAAAAGGAAGCAATAATTCATTATGAAGATACCACTATACTCAATGGTGAAAATAATCAGTTGGATTCTTCAATAAATGCAGATTTATCCGAAAATGTATTTGGTGAAAATAATCAATATGAGGGAACGATATATACTGCTTCAATAGATTCTATAATTGGAGAAAATAATCAATTAGATAGTTTAATATCAGATAACACCTCACCATTGACATTGGCAGACAATTATCAATATAATGTATCAATTGATGCGGGATTGGATGAACCAACAATAACAACCGAAATTGAATTGGGTGTTGAAACGGTTGGTCAGTCTGTGTATGAAACCATTGGGTTTGGTATTTATGCACAAAGTGGTTCTGCTATTAGAACCTATTTTGATAAAGATAATAAGAGAGTAAAAGAAAGAATTAGAGTTCAATTAATTACGGAACAAAAAGAAAGAATGGTAACTAAATTTGCAGTAACTGCATCGGTTACTGGTTTAGGAGACCCGCGTGGTGGATATATTTCGGATATTCAAACATATACCGAAACTAAATTGAATATTCAACCATTTCTTAAACCCAATGGTACTCAAACCGATGTACCTGTTATTGATGGAAACATACTAGACGTAAAAAATGTAGATGGATATTTACCAACACATTATAGAAATACATCGGATTTAACAACAGGATTACAAAATTCATTCTATAAAGGTTCAGGATACAAATATTTCATAGATACATTGGGTAATAAAGTTTGGAATACAATCGATGGTTCATCACCGGTTGAAACATTTGTATCTAATCCAAACACATTAACGGTAAATAGAACAGGCAGAAATACTTCTGAACCAATTTTGGAAGTAGAATAACGGAATTTTAAAATAATTATATTTATAACAAAAGATAATATTATATTATGGGATATTTAAGTAATACCGAATTAACAGTTGACGCTATCTTAACAAAAAAAGGTAGAGAAAAGTTAGCAGCTGGACAAGGATTAAACATTACTCAGTTTGCATTAGCAGATGATGAGATTGATTACACACTTTACGAACCAGCACATCCAAAGGGGTCTGCTTTCTACGACGCAGCAATTAAAAATATGCCTGTGTTAGAAGCTAATCCAGATGAAACTCAAGTGATGAAATACAAGTTAGTAACCCTACCAAAAAATACAACTCGTATTCCTGTTGTTGAGTTTGGTGTTCCTAACATTGCGGTTAGTCAAAGAAGTGGTGAAGTATCACTTTCTCCAACTACATCTCCTGCAGGAAATAGAAGTTTAGGATATACTATCGTATTATCTAATAAAAACGCAGGTGATATTGTAGGTGAAGGTGTAACATCCGATGTGGGTTCAGTTCCTATGTTTATCGGAGATGATGTATCTGCAACCGCAGTAGTAGCTAAGGGTATAACTTTCAAATTTATTCCAAACCCATCTTTAACTTCAACTACCAGAACAACTATAACGGTTTATGGTAATGAAACGGGTGGTTCACAAACAATTCCAGTAACAGTAACTTACGTTCAATAATAAAATACTATGGCAGTAATAAGAGATAATAGAGGAACCCTTTTAGCAAGTAATTTGTCACAATACTTAGCTGGTGCAGCAAACACCGCAGGGACTCCAATCGATACTAACGAATTAGTTAGAATCGTAAACCAATTTTTAGGAACAGGTGAACAAATCAGTTCCGACATAACTACCATCACAAATGGTATTTACAAAAAATTTGGAACAATTGACAAAGTAACCAATAGAACCGAAATCGTAACTTCAGGTATTTGGAGTGGTGATACGGGTTCTTTGGATGTAAAAGCAAACTACACATCATCTGCACAAGTTGCATCTGTAAGTGGTAGATACTATTTGGATGTTTATAATAGTCTTACTAGTTCAGGAACAGCTGAGGTTCAATTCTCAATTGCATATGGTGATGTAAATGGATTCGGTGCACCTACTTTAACTCAAAGTGACGATTCAACTCACCCTACAAAGGCAACATATAATCAATACAAAAACGTATTATTAGATTCAGCTGACCCTTATTTCAGTATATATGCAAGTAGCTCGACTGCCGGTATAGTTGCAGGTGGAACTGATATGAGTTCATTCTACGCAATTAATGTAAATAGAGCTAGATACAAAGAAAGATTAGACCCAGGTAATATCTCAATAGATTTATCAGGTTCAGTAGGATTAGTAACATTGATTGATGATAGTGGTGGAACCGATGAAAATGTGACAACTGCTGGTAGAGTTTATAATTTGGTTAGTGGTTCATTAAACATTGGAACGGCGGCTACCGCATCTATACATAGTTACGCAGCTAAAAACGGCCAAGGATATGGTTTATTCTATCCTGATATGGGAATTATCTTATTAAACCCATCAGCATTATCTGCGTCAGTTGATATTAAATTAGCACCTGCATACAATTCTATTAAAGATGTATATCATCAAAAAAGTAGTACAAACGAATCTGGTTCGGTTGCATTATTGATGGCAATTAGTGGTGGAGCTGACTTCCAAGTAAGAAGAACTGAAAACGTTTCAACTTCTCATTACTTTGTAAGAGCAAATAATAGAGAATTCAACTTCTCAAATAATCCAACATTCGTAAGTGGTTCAGTTGGTGCATTTGTTAACCCAACATTTGAAAGAGACCCGAAAGTTTATATCACAACCATTGGTTTATATGACGATGCAAATGAATTATTAGCAGTAGCAAAAACTTCAAAACCAGTTGAAAAATCTTTTGATAAAGAAATTGCAATTAAGGTTAAATTAGATTTCTAATCGGAGAATATATTAAAAATGTAAAGCCCCCTCTTTTGGGGGTTTTTCATTAAAAGAATATTTATATACGATATGTTAAAAAGAATACCAAAATCGGATATTAGTATAAGACCATTTAAGGCCTTTAAAGAATGGAGTTTTGATGAAACTTCTGCTGAAATTACTTTGTTAGAAGCTAATATTAGTTCATCGGACTTATCTGGTCAATTTCCTAAAAATTCTATATACGGACAATTAAGAGCACAATTTTATAATGGTACTGAGGATAATCCGTTTTTAAGAACAGGAGACAAATCACCGGTATATTCAATTAAACCACTTACATCGGAAAGGTATTTGAGTGGTGAGGCCAAAGTTATATCTATTCCAAAAATATATGTTGGTGAGGGTATAAAAAAAGGTTCGGTTGTTTTAACGGATAATAAAACTCTATCATCGGAGTTTGCATATACGGATGATTCATATGGTAATTTGGAAGATTATAGAGACCAAATTAATATTTCCAGAATTGATATCCAGAATGATATATTTAATTTTACCGATTTATCCGAATATGTTTATAGTGCATCTTTGGAAACATATATTGGTGCATTTGATATTCAAAATAAAACATTGGATTTAATTTACAATGGAAAACCACAACCAACTTTGCAATTAATTAGTTTGGACATTAATTCGGGTATAGCCATTGCAGAAGATATTCCATTTTTACCAAAAGAATCACAAGGTATTAAAGTTGGTAATGTATTTTATAGTCAAGGATTGATTGTACTAACCAGAGATTCCGCAGTTAAATTACAAAACCAATGGGATTTAGATTATAAATCAACACAAACTATATACGAACATGAATATTTGTTAATAGTAAATGAAGATGAATTTAATGTTTCACAAAACCCATCGGCAGTAGTAGAGATTGGTAAAGAAACTCAAAGATATATAACTTCCGATGGTAAAACTATGACCGTTGTCACAAATCCAGGAACCAAATATATTAGGAAAAAATCAATATTAGAAAACGGAAATGTTTTGGATTATAGAATTAGTTCGGATGTAAAAGCATCCGTATCAGGAGGTTTTGAACATTATGATTTAAGTGGGTCGGTGGATTCAACGGGCTCATTCTTAGCACCATTTATTACAACCATTGGACTATATGATGATAATTGTGATTTAGTTGCAGTAGCAAAATTACCACAACCGATTAAATCAGAACCGGATATTCCTGTAAACTTTATTGTCCGTTTTGATACTTAACTTATATTTATATTAAACAATAATAATTATGTCAAAGATTTTAGAATTATACAAAGCAGGACAATCTTCATTGGGTGTCGATAAAATTGGATTTGCAGCAGGCGTTGCAGCTAAAACTCCATACACTACAAATGATTTAAAGAAAGCAGATGACCAAGTATTAACTGCTGATAAATTTAAAACAGGTAGAGGTGGTGAAAAGAGTTTTACTAAATACTCTGATACCAAACCTAAATAAAACATTTTAATGGCTAAGAAAAAAGTTACAAAAAAGAACAATCCAAAGTGGGTTGCTAAAAAATATGGATTTAAGTCTGGTTTAGAAGAAACAATATCATCTCAAATTGAAAGTAGAGGCATACCCGTAGAATATGAAACCGAAAAGGTTGCGTATATCATACCGGCATCCGAACATAACTATCATCCTGATTTCAAACTACCCAATGGTATTAGGGTAGAAACAAAAGGTAGGTTTGTAGCAGCAGACCGCAAGAAACACCAATTAGTAAAGGAACAAAACCCTAATTTGGATATTCGTTTCGTATTTTCCAATTCAAAGAATAAAATCAGCAAAAACTCAAAAACTACATACGGAATGTGGTGTGAAAAGAACGGATTTAAGTATGCCGACAAATTCATACCGGAAGAATGGTTTTTAGAGGAAAATAGACCGTAAAATATTTGGAAATATCAAATATTTGTCGTATATTTAGGGGGTGTTGAAGCAAAATGATAAGAATATAGTCGTATCTACCCTAACTGGCGTTTTAGGTAGTCATCTCACTCTAAAAGGGAATGAGTTGGCATTTTATTGTCCTTTTTGTAATCACCACAAACAAAAACTACAAGTTAATACGGAAACACAAAAGTGGCATTGTTGGACTTGCAATAGTGGTGGTAAGAAATTGACATCTTTATTAAAAAAGTTAGATGTTGATAGAAAGACTATTTCAATCATTAGAGAAATCTACGGAGATAGCAATTATAATCCACAATTAGAGGATGCCGATACAAAGGTGTTTATTTCCCTACCAAAAGAATTTATATCACTTAGTGAGACTCCAAAGGGGTTTAATCCAGAATATAAACATGCAATACATTACCTTACTCAAAGAGGCATTACTGAAAAGGACATAATCAAATATAACATAGGATATTGTAAAGAAGGATTATATGGACAAAGAGTAATTATACCATCATACAATTCCGATGGTTCGTTAAATTACTTTGTTTCTCGTTCGTATTATCCGGACAACAAAATGAAATACAAAAATCCTCCAATCAGTAAAAATGTAATATGTTTTGATTCACAAGTTAATTGGAATGAACCGATTATACTTTGTGAGGGTGTATTTGATGCAATTACAATTAAAAGAAATGCAATTCCACTTTTAGGTAAGTTTCCATCCAGAATATTGGTTGAGAAAATCTTTATGAGTGGTATTACCGATATTATTATTTCATTGGATAACGATGCAATTAATGAGGCACTTAAAGCTGCCGAATATTTTAGAAAACAAGGTATTCATGTAAAAATGATGTATCTTAAAGACAAAGATGCCGCCGATATGGGGTATGAAAAATTCTACGAAGAGTTGAAGGAAGCTAAAGAGTTTTCATCGGAAGAATTATTATTGAACAAAATAAATTCATTATGAGTTTAAAGAAGATTTATCATATAGCGGATGTTCATATCCGTAATGTGAAAAGACACAAAGAGTATAGACAGGTATTTGAATTGATGTTTGAGGAAATCCGTAAAAGAGGAACCGAAGATGCAATTATATATTTAGCAGGTGATATTGCACATGCGAAGTTGGAAATGAGTCCAGAATTAGTCAACGAAATAAGTTGGTTATTCAAAGAGTGTGCTAAAACTTGCCCTACAATTCTTATTACCGGAAATCACGATTGTAATATGAACAATATGGATAGAATGGAT